AATGTGTCGTATGAGAATTGAACTCATCTCCTCTGTTCCACAAACAGATGCCTTAACCACTAGGCTAACGACACAAGGCAGTGGGTAGAATTGAACTACCGACATAGAGGGTATGAATCTCTTGTTCTACCACTGAACTACACTGCCAACGGAAGTGGTTGGATTTGAACCAACGGTGCCAATTACTTGACACGGAATCTTAGCAGGATTCTGCAATAAGCCACTCTGCCACACTTCCAAGTAGGAATGGTCGGATTTGAACCGACGATCTCACGGTTATCAGCCGTGTGCATTAGACCACTATGCTACATTCCTAAAGTGGGAACAATCGGATTTGAACCGATAACACCTTGATCTTCAATCAAGTGCTCTACCAATTGGAGCTATGTTCCCAAGTCCAGAAGGTTGGGATCGAACCAACGTCTTCACCGCCCCAAACGGTGCCGTCTACCGCTGACTTACTCCTGGATGGTAGTCTCGAAGGGATTTGAACCCTCGTTTTTGCTGTGAAAGAGCAACGTCCTAACCATTAGACGACGAGACCTTGATGCTACAACCACCAAGGAGGGACACTCCATCGGCAGCGTAGCAACGACCCTAACGGGATTTGAACCCGTGATACCACCGTGACAGGGTAGCGTGATAGACCACTTCACTATAGGGTCAAGAGCACAATCCACTACCAATGGTATCATTGGGCAGATTATGCAGTGAGAGAGGAGGGAATTGAACCCCCGATGGTTCCGATGTAAAAGTTTTACAGACTTCCGCCACACATATTGCCAACAGTAGCCACTCTCCCAGATAGGTTCAATTGAGTTACGGCACTGAGGAGCATTAGATCTCCCCCAAGAGTCCGTTTCAAGAGAACCTAATGGGTCTGGTGGGACTCGAACCCACGATATACTGGTTAAAAGCCAGGTGCATTAGCCGCTATGCAACAGACCCAAATGATATAGGATAAATATTCAGTTGTCTAGGTTCGGTGTGGTCTCTCTCGACCACTTGGCTAATGTACCACCGGCAAATCTCTGGGGGGAGGTTGGTGGACACTTAGGAAACTGTCACAGACAACAAAAAAGGGGAGGAAACTTTTGGTTTCTCTCCCCTTCTTTTGCTTTTATGGATTAAACATCTTACATATGTCTATCCATATCCGCAAACAGGGGAGCACCCTCAATATGCCAATAGCGGCAATCGAGAATGGTAAACTGTTTGGGCATTGGGTAAGACATTGTTTTCGACCTAAGTGTTATTATTTATAAGACTTTTTTGTTAAAAAGTCAAGCGTCTCAGGAGGGACTTGAACCCCCGACCAACTGCTTAGAAGGCAGATGCTCTATCCAACTGAGCTACTGAGACATGTTTGTATGTAGTTATTATAGTGGGGGAAGGGTTTTCTGTCAACCCCTCCCTCCTATTCTATTGTATCAAACCTCTACCGTGATCAGTCGGTTGGCATAATCATGAGCATACGAAGTGCGAGCACCATGATGCCCCCAACCAATCCAACTATACGCATAGTCCATGTAACGGTGAATGGATTTTCCAGGAGTTTTCATCCTACTTTCAATCTCTTTCCACTGGACTTCATTCGTAAGATAACGAAGTTGCGTGTGAAGTCCTGATGGCGAACCACCATACTTCTTAGCAAAATCACCCAATCCATAATATCTGTTGGCAGATGTCCATTGAATCAGTCCGTAACCACGACCGCAATTACTCCAACTGGTTCTACTACCACCTTCACAAATGTTAGGAACAAAAGTTGATTCCTGACGAATGTTACCCATGATGGTAGCAAGGGCGTTTCTGTCTTTAACTCCAATGTCCTGGAAATATTCCAGGGCAACATTTTCATTTTCATTACACCCTTTACAAATTAGCCTTTTCTCTTTTGACTTTTCTGGTGCAACCTCTCGGATTGCTGTCTTTGATGTAGGCTCCTCTTGAATAATAGAGAATGGTGGAGGACCACTCGCAGGGGGAGGAGGAAACACTTGAGGCAGTGATGCCGTATTGGTTGTAACCATTGCTACTAGAGGAACGGCTACTGTAAAGAAATTTTGCATTTAAATTAATTGAACTCTACATCCCAATAGAAAGGGGGTACACCACCCCTCTCGGGGGGCACTTTCCTGGGCTCTAATTGTCACTTCAAACTCTCATTATAAGAAAACCCACATAAGTGGGCTTTTGTCATTATAAGTTTTTATTTAGGTTTTGTCAATTACTCAAGATTCTGAAACCAACATCGTTTCACGAAACTCCTCATAAACCGCGCAGGCACTCATATAATCTCCCATTTCTGCAAGATAATGAAGTCGGTCAATAATACTATCCTTAAGATCTTCAGTGTTGTCAATGAGATGATGTTCCATGAAAGTAATCCTTCCTGTAGTAACGACCAAGTACTGGGCCATAATACCGATGGCATCAAGGATTGTCAAGGGCTTTTTGAAAATAATCTTTTCTAAAATACCTTGAAAGTATATTTGAATTATAATATTTTGGAATTCCGTCAGACATAGATTCTGTAAGAACATTATTTAGAAACAATTGACGAGTTTCTTCATAATTTGTCTTACCTACAGAATCATGTAAAGAAATTATTGTTCTTTTGAACTTATCTTTTCCTAATCTTTTGATATCATCTTTGAGTTCTGGACAGGATCCGTAATACTTTTTCCAATCAGACTCCTGTTTAGATCTTCGAGTTGCACCCTTTTTCTTACGGAAGCTCCAGAAATACTTTCTCCCAAAGTAACTCCGATTATTTTCAATGCAGTCAATACGATAAACAAAACCAAAATGATCTTGAATATGATCAGACTCAAAAACCTCTCCATTGTATGTCCAAGGGTTTTCATAGCTCATAAAGCTTTTAAAATTATATAATTTTTATTTAGTCACAACCCTCAAGTATCTTTTGTTCATTAATAAATTTAATTAATCTTGCAGCCCAGTACTTATGGTATTCATCGGGATAATGCCCACTCCATCTAGATTCTTTTTGGTAATTTTTCCAATTTGGATGGTTACTAGCAACTCCCCAAAAAGAGTACAATGATGACATCAAAGGTGCATCTATATTAACATCATAGTCTGTTGTTAGATTTGAATGATGCCCATAGTAATTTTTTTTACTTATTAATTTCCAATCTCCAGTATACCAATCAAAACTACTATGAAATAAAAAAGGAATATTATATCTTTCGCATATTGATTGAATATGAAATATTTGATTTAATGCTTTTTCATGTAACATTTTATCATTATTCAATGATATGTAATGATGATAAACTGGTAAGTGTTTTTTAATTGATTTGTTATATGGATTATCTGGTTGATTTATAAAAAAATTTTTTGTCAAATGTTGGGAATAAAAATGTAAAGGACCATAAAAATTTTCATCCCAATTTTGTTCAAATTCTGAAGGAGTAGGTATTTCAATGTATGTCCTTGTCGCTTCACAAAAGTTGAATAGAATAAAAATTTTATCTTTATTAATTATTGATTTTTTAATCGCATCATTAAATCTTTTTAATAGCCAATCGTTACTACATCCAGCTTGGGAATAATTTTCATATTCAAATCCATAATACTTTGCAATATAACTCGGATAAGCTTTTGAATAACATTCATAGTTATATTGTTCTTCAATCTCTGCTCCAGCTGTATGGCTATCACCAAATGCTAATAAAATTCGACTCATAATAATTATTTGTAAATAAAAGGATCCCTCTTTTGCAACTCTTCTAATCTTTTTTCAAATTCTTTATTTTTTTTCCAACTAAAGATAAAATTTATAAATTTTTTAAGCATTAAAAGCTCTCGAGCTCACTGAGCCTTATTTATCCTTTGAACCCTGACAGAGTTATTATAGTCATAAAAAAGGGGGTTAGTCAACCCCCCAAAGTCATATTTTAATTGTTCTCAACGAACATTAGCACGATACCACTTCTCAAAATCCTCTCTACGCTTGTCACCTCTTGGTGGCATTGGAGTTCTTTCACCGCGAACATTTTCATACTTCTTATTTTCCTTTTCACCTTTTTCTGGATCACGCTGATAACCTTCGGTTTCTAACTCCTCTGGAAGAGAACCACTTCTTAATCTTGAAGGTGGTCTCTTTGCCATTCTGCGTTCAATCTCACCGTGTTTTCCCTTTGTTGGAGGTTCATAGGACATAGTTTTTGATTTAGCAAATCTCTTCTTATTTGCTTCAATTCTATCTCTTTCTTTTTGATGCTTCATGATTTCTGCTTCAGTAAGTTCAAGTTCCTGAGCATAAATCTCAGCAACTTCTTCCCAAGTATAATCAGAAAGATCGTAACCCTCTGCAATGAGTTCGTCAACCCAGGCTTCTAAATCTTCCTGGCGAAGTTTCTTTCTTCTTTGTTTCTCCATTTGTTTTGGAGAAAGATTAGCACCTTTTCCACGATTAGCAGAAGGATCCCATCTTGGACCTGGTTCAAATTCTATTCCCTTCTTACCAGCAAACATCTTGATGCGTGCTCTTGTACCATCATCTGTTTTTGATACTTCATCAAGTTGTTCAATCTCCTCAAAAATACTTACCATCCACTCTTCACCCATGTTTGCGATAATAGAGATTGCAGCCTCATTAGTATCTGCATAACCTTCTGCAACTAAGTATTCAAGGACTTCTTCAAACATGTCCTTTCCACCCTTCTTGGGAACCTTTTCTCTGTCTTTTAATCTTTGGCGACCACCTTCAGCCCTTTCCTCTTGGGAAGCACCTGGGCGGAATTTACCTAACATCAATCTGCCATGTACTTCAGATTCAGTTTCTGGTCTTCCTCTTTTCTTGTCTGCTTTACGTTTTTCAGATTCAGCAGAAAGAGCTTGTAAACTGGTATATCTACCTTCATCAATTACCTTTTGAATCCACTTCTCCATCTTCTCATTGATGTCAACTTCTTCTTTTGTCATTTTCTTTCTTGCTGCCTTAACCTTATCTCTCAAAGGTTTTCTAACTCTTTCTCTACTATCTCTTGATTGTTGTTTAACGACAGATTCAAGATCATCTTCATCTTCGTCCTCATCATCCATATCACCAAGATGATGTCCATGTCTCATGGACATTGTACCACCTTTATCTTTTCTCTTTTCACTATCGGCTGGATGTCCGGTTTCCATTGGACCATGATCCTTTGAACCAGCCTTATAACCAGGATGACCCTTACCACCGGTGAGTTCCATAATGATGGACTCTCTCCACTCTTCACTCATGTTTGACATCATTACGAGTGCATTCTCTTCGGTTTCTGCATAACCTTCGTCAAGTAGATGACCTTTGACTAGATCAAAAATATCAACACCAGCAGCGAGATTTACACCCTTCTTAGCAAGGTCAAAACCAGTCTTTGCGGTTGATGGTGCAGGAGACTTAGGTGCAGGCATAGAAGACTTCATATCCTTCATAAGAGGATTTGTAGTTGCACTGGTTCCTCTTGTGCGATCTCTTTCTGCCTTTGCAGCAGCAAGTTTTGGATTTGCTTTAGCCCACTGATCCATTGCAGATCCTGCGGGTTTTGCAGGAGTTGGAGTTGCGGTTGGTTTTGGTGCGGCAGTTGGAGCAGGTCTTGGAGTAGAACCAGAACCACTAGATCCAGATCCACTAGATCCGGAACGACCGGAACCGGAACCTGATGGGGTTAAAGCTTTTCTTCCTCTTGCGATTATTTCAGCAGCAGTTCCACTTCCTTTAGCCATTGCTGCATCACCACCACCAGCTTTATATGCTTTATATTGATCTCCACTCAAATTCTTTTGAGTGTATGGTGATTTACTTGTGGATGTAGGAATATTAGAAACTCCTGGTTTTGCTGAAGAAGTTGCAGGTCCTCCTCCGGTCTTAACCCCCATATAAGTTCTTGGGCCAGATGTAGATCCACCAAATCCAAGATTTTTTGATGCGGATTTGCCAAGATTACTCATGGACTTATCCAATTGACTTGGTGTGTATTTTTGGGGTTTTCCAGAATCCCAAACTTCATCAACTTGCTCTACGCTTTCTTTAACGACTTCTTCACTGAGAACCTCGGGGGTCTCATGAACCTTTGCGTAGGCCTCCATGAGACCCTTAATTTCTTCTGCTCTCATTTTCCTGCAATAAAAAGTACTTTTATAATTCTATTTATTTATCTTCAGGTTTCCAGGAACAATCAGTTCCCTCAAAAACAGGAGAACACATTCTTATTGGTGGTGTAAGTTGTTTACAATCCTCTGAATAACATAAAGATTCATCGTTCTTTTCTTCAAGGTATTGTGGTTTATATTTTCTATCGGACTCTGAAATGATTCTATCATATTCTTTTGTTACATCTCTTATAGCCCTATCAACATCTCTACCAACTCTACGGTTTACTTTGTTAGGATCTTGTAGTATAATCTCATTAAGAATACCTTGCGGGAAATACTTTCTTTGAAGTTCGTCCAATAAGTCCCAAAGTCCATGTTCTGATACTCCTGTGCATTGTGAGAGAGTTGCAATTATAGTTGACACTACCACTCCGACTATAATTAGTTGTTTTTTATCTGGTTTCTTTTTACCAAATTGAAAATTGAATTGCATGATCTGAAATCATTCTATTAATAGTTATAATCATCAATAAATACAAAAATAGGGAAAGACTGAGGAAAATTAATGTCTAGACTCGGGATCAATACCGGTAGTAATCCTAATGATGGTCAGGGCGATCCATTGAGAATTGCAATGGGTAAAATCAATAGTAATTTTACCGAAATTTACAATACAGTAGGTGATGGAAATAATTTAATAAGTTATGCAAGCACTGCAGGAATATCAACACTTGCAAGAAATTTAACTGGAAGTCCGAGAATTAATGTTAGTGGTATTTTAAACACTGGAATTACAACAACTGAACATTTAGAAGTCAGAAATATTACCTCATCCGGAGTAGTTACTGCAACTCAATTTGTAGGTGATGGGAGTCAACTTACAAATGTAACTGCCCTTATTGGTGGTTTGGAAATTTTAGATAATAATGTTAGAAAAGGAGTTGCAAGAGAACTTAATTTTGGAGATAATATTACATCAACTGGCCCAGATGGTGTTGGTAGAGTAACTATTGGAGTTTCTACTGTTATTTTAACTTCTCCCAATGGAACTAAGTATAAATTAAATGTAGACAATAGTGGAAACCTCACCACAACTTTGGTAACATATATTCCATAAATAAGCCGCCCAAATAATCTAGAACGATGAAAAGATTAGCACTTATCTTTTCGTTATTCTTTACTACTCCTGCTTTTGCTGGTGAAATCACATCAAAAATCACTGACTCTATTCAATTAAGCGTTCAGGGTGCAGCGGTACAATCAGAAAGAGTCGGTGCCTCATATGCAGTTTCAGGCACTAATATCAATGTAACAACTCTTGGAGGAGTTGGTGGAGCAGGTTCTTATGGCGTCAATACAAACGGACAAGCATTTACTTTCTCTGAAACATCAATTACTGCAGATGTTGATGTTACCTCTCAGTCGGCAGCTAATGGAACAATTGCTTCTCCCAACCTTTATGGCAACTCTACTACTCAGTTAGGTGGTTCTGCAGGTACTCTTGCAGGTACTCTGAGTGGAACTGGTGCTCCTACAGTCACTGCGGGGGGTCCTGGATCGACTGGTACAGCACAAAGAACAGTTGAGTTAAGCGTATTCAAGTGAGACACATAACTCTCGGACTGGTTGCAGTCTTGGGAGTTATAAGTCCCTCATATGCTGGACCAGTAACTCCCAACTTCACCAGTGGGACCATCACATCAGAAACTAAAACTCGTACTGAAGTTGTAGAAACTATCAGGCAAATAGAGTATTCTACTGGAACATCTTACACAGTAACTGGCACCAACATCAATATACCAGGAACTCCTTCTCCTGGTATGAATTACACAATTCAAACTCAAGGTGCTCCATTCCAATTTAGTGAGACTTATCTGACTCCTGGAGTGGCAAAGGAAACATGGATAGACAGAAAAACAACAGAAGATTCTATAACAAATACCATATCAGTCTTTACACAGTAGTCTTTCTTTTACTGTTGACTTTGACTGGATCAAACAGATCCAAAGCAGAACAAGCCCCATCAAATACTAACATTGCAGGACCTTCAGCATCTGCTACTGGTAACGTAACCAACCAAGCAGTTCAGGTGCTTCAAGGTCCTTTTGCTTTGAATACTTTTGGTGCTGGAGTTTCTTGTCAAGGTCCAACATTAAACTTCCAAACCTTCGGATATAATAATACCAATATGAATAATGATCCAGGAAGTTATCAAACTGGTTCATTAAATGTTGGTCTTTCCGCAGGATTTTCCATTCCTCTTGATGGATCACTACAAGAACTTTGCAAAACAAGAGCTAGAACAGAAATTACAAGACAACAAGCAGAAGCGGATAAAGCAAGACTTGACTTTGAATTGGTGAGATTATTGAAGTGTGGTGAAGCAATGAAAAATGGAATTTCATTTCATCCACAAAGTCCTTATGCAAAAATATGTGCTGATATTGTTGTGAAATATCCACGAGTACAGGATGTAGCAAATGGAAATCAAACCAATCCAAATAAGAAGTGAACCACCGCCTATCATTCCAACGATAGAACCTCCCGTAACTCGCAGATCAGAACGAACTGTGATACCTGAAATTGATATGCCTATCGTCAATATGCCAGATACAACTATCAAGTATCCAGTGATTAATGTTCCAACTCAAGAAGAGTTTGATGCTGCAGTCAGAGCAGAACAAAGAAAGCAAGAAGAAGAAAAGGAAGAAAAGACTAGAGGACTTCCTGATACTCAACCAGTTCTACCACAGGTTCAAGTTCCTGTTCAGGATACTCAAGATAATCGGAATATTTCCAATCAACCGTCTACAAATACGAATCTGGGAGTACCAGTCATTGAAGTACCAATCGTCGGGGAAGTTCCAATTCCTCCAAAAGAACAGGTTATACTTGCTGGCACCACTGCTACTGCTTCTGTTGCTGCGGCTCTTGTTGGCAAATCTTTGGTGGAATGGATGGTAGGAAAAATGAAACCTATACTTGAACAGTTATTTGTGAGGGGTAAGAAACTCTTAAGTAGAGATCTTACCACTTATGAACTGCAGGTTTATTTTGCGTTTGAAAAAAGTCAGTCTCTCAAGAAAGTCAATAAGTTACTCAAGAAAGAACAGAAAAATCAAAAGAAAGAACAGTATAAAAAGTTCCATTCAAAGTAATTAGTACTTACCCTCTATACAGTTTTTTCATTCTCTTCCCTCTTGTTTATGTATCCAAACTTTCAATTGTTTTACATACTTTCTTAATATTTCTGCTTGTGATAAGTGCCAGTCATCTCCTGTTTTAGTATATGCCTTGATGTGCTCATCAACAGCATCAAGGCATTTCTTTATTACAGGATTCCAGGGTTCTCGAATTGGAGTATTCCATTCGCGTGGCATAATACCTCATAAATCATTTTTTCTTTCCACCATTCTTTGCTTTTTTAACAGTCGCATTGTTCTGGTTCTGCTTGGATTGTTTAGATCCAGCAGAACCTTTCTTACCTTTATTGGCAGATTTAGACATCATGCGCCTGTGCGAGGTTGTACAAAACCTTCCTCAAGTGCTTCAACTCTTTCTTCTAGAGTTGCTGCGACTTCTTCTGATACTGGAGCAGGTGGTTCTGGAGGAGCTTCTACAAACTCTTCTCTTTTTGGTTCTTCTTTCTTTTCATCTTCATCATCACCACCTTTTTTCATTGTATTGATACCAAAAGTGGCAGCAGATGCAGTGAAGACTGTCGCAATAAATGTGGGATCCATCTTAGATAGAGTACCCGCATAACTTGCGGTAAGGAGAGCAGCAGACCAACCCAAGATACATATACGAATTAGTTGTCCCATAGCATTTTCGTTTTTCTTAGTAGTCATCAGTCCGTGTGATGATGTCCTTCTTATTTAGGAATTAGAACTTAAATTTAACTTTTGCAGCAACAGAGTTATTAGTAACTCCGTTGTTTACGCCATGAGAACCCTCAATGAATAACATTTCTCTATAATCTAGAGAAGCAGTTACATCATAAGAACTATCAGTTCCATAAGAACCCTCTACACTGACACCAAAGAGATTATTTTTCTTACCGCCAAAACGAGTTTCTAACTTAACTCCTACCTCACCAATATGTGTGGTTTGATTGTGGGCTTGAACTGATCTTGCAGACTGAATAGAACCAGTTTCAGTGTAGGCATTTCTTCTTACATTCTGAACAGTATAACCAACAAATGGTTTTACCGATTTGTTAAGATGCCAGTATAAACGATTAGAAATCCACCATTCAGATCCAGTAGTTGATCCTTCATTGATGAAGATGCCTTCTACGGTTCTATTATACTTATAATTACTATTTGCAATCGCAGCATTAGTGTTCAGAGTAAATGTATTACCTCTGAGTTCACTGAATACACCGAAGTGATCTTTAGTTTGTTGTGTACTTGAATCAACACCGTTCAGATTTATGTTAACTCTATTATACTGAAAACCGAGTGTCCAACCTTTAGTTACATCAAACTCAAAACCACCACCGAAAATTTTGGAATCTGCTTTGTAACCATCAGCATTATATGACTGAACAAATCTATTATTCTCAAATATTCTTAATCTTTGTTTACCTGCGGTTGGTTCATGGTTGAGAAGTCCATTAATACCATCATTAATTCCATCAAGAACTTCTAGTTGATCTACACGACCAAAGAGCGAATCATAAGTATGTGAAATTGTAACATCATTCCAGAGTTCATAAGTATCAACAGGAGTTCCATTGGTTACGGTTTCATTTCCAGAAGAATCGGTCGTAGTTGTGACTGGTGTTGTAGTGATGGTTCTGACCATCGGAGTTGTAGTAGTTCTTGCATGATGTCTTGCAATTCTCTGAACACCACTATTTTCAGAAGCATTGTGTTCAGTTAAGGTAATATTTACAACTGGAAGAGTTGATGACTGAACGGATGCCTGAGCAACTGATGGTCTTGTAACTGATGTTGAATCAAGTGCAGTTGCAATCACAGAGGAACTTGTGGTTCCGTTTGAAGAAGAACTTGAAGATGTAGAAGATCCTTCTACAACTGTGGTTGAACTGTCTGCATGGTAAATAGTTGTAACTGGTGTGGATGTTGTTGTGGTTGTTGTAACTGGTGTGGTGTCAAGAACAGTATCGGTATAAGTTCTAGTTCTTGGATTTCCAGATGCATCGGTATCAGTTACCGTTCTAGTGACTGTCCTAGTTCCAGTTGTGGATGAAGAAGCACTTGAAGAGGTTGTAACAGTTCTGGTAACAGCAGTAGCATCAAGAACGGTTGCAGTGACAGTAGAAGTTCCAGTTCCATCAGAGATAGAAGTTGTAACAACTGGTGTTCCACTTGAAGATGTAGTGGAACTATCGGAATAAGTTGTTGTAGTAATTGGTGTTGTTGTAGTTGTCGTGGTTGTAACTGGAATAGTTGTTACAACAGTATCAACATAAGTTCTTACAACTGGATTACCATCAGCATCAGTAGAATTAACAGTTCTGGTTACATATGAAGTTTCAGTTCTAGTTGATGATGAAGTTGAAGTTGTAACTGAATCTGTTGTTGAAGTTCCTGTAACTGTTGGTGTGGAAGGAGCTGTAGGAGCAGAAGCAGAACCTACGTCAGTAACAGTAAAGGTTGTTGGGGTAGATCCACCAGCACCACCAGCAACAGCACCAGATCCAGCAGCAAACGCAGAAGGTCCAAAAATGTATGCATACTGAACGTTAATTATGTCACCAGCATTAACACCAGAGAACATAAATCCAAGACCGATTGTATAGTCACCATTACCATCATTCACACCATTATAATAGTCAACTGGATCACTGGTCCATCCAGCACTTACACCAGCATTAACTCCTCCAATCTGTCCTGTGAATAATCCCAGAGCATACTTAGATGCTAATGCTTCTGATAGAACTACGTTAGTTGCTGGAATACCACCAGCATATCCTCTAACGTTAAGTGTTGATGAACTATCTCCTGCGGCTGCTCTTGCGTCTGGATCAGTGAATCTTCCGAAGTAAAGTGTGGGAACATTAATTAAAAACTCTAAACGAGTATTAATGTCAACAAACTGTTGTCCGTCATTAAATCTCACATCATGTTCAATATTAAAGTTTGGTGTAGAACCAGACCATACAGCACGATTATCAAATGTGACTCCTCTGTATAATACACCAGAGTAGTCTGCGTTGGTTCCTGTTACTGGACTGGATCCCATGTATGAAGCATTATTATTAGTGTGATTAAAAAGAACTGCTGTTCCATTTAATCCTTTAATCGTCCATCCCTCAAAAGGAGTTCCTGGTGTGAGGTAATCGTATGATGGATTGAAGGTTGATGTGCAAGTGGAATCGTAGAGAATACCTGGTGAGGTGGCTCCTTGTGAACCAATAGTTCCCAAATCCGAAGTTCCAATTTTAACACAATTTCCTTGGAGGGTAACATTACCTGCAAAAACTGATGGCGCGCCAACCAATAGCGCAGACGCTGCAGCAAGCGCCTTTGAAGTGTAAGACATAAAAATTCCTCTATGACTCAGTGTGTACTAAACGAAACAAACTAAAGTTGTTTAAAAGTAAAGTATTCACCAAGTCACAGAGGACTCGGGTATGTGGATTCAGACCAGTTAAGATCAAGAATCAGTTATGATTGTAACTATTTATTATCCTTTTTTCCAAGCATCACCTTCTGCCTTTCTTCTACGTGCTAACCCTGCTTCTACATTAGATCCAGGATTGCGGTAGAGATAAAGAGCATCTGGAACTAGGTCCCACTCTTTATTCTTCAGGCGTTTAGTAATAGTATTAAAGTTATCGCCACCGTAAAAACCGGCACCAAGATTATAAGCAAAGCTGAGCAGAGCGCCTCTTTTTCCATCTGACATTTCATTCCAATGTGGGATCTTACGAAGTGCAGGAAGAAACTGGTTCTTACACTGACCGATTAACAGATCATCTGCTTCTTGCTGAGTGATTGTATCACCAAGTTTGAATGCTGAACCATCCTTCTTACGAGTGGATCCCCAACCAATAGTGATTGGAAGTCCCCCCGTGAGGGGGTCAGGATATGCCTTCAGATGACATCCTTCAAACTCTTTAATCAACTTGATACCCATCATAGGCATATCATCACCTCCCGCTACAGGAGCTGCAGCAGCGACAGGGGCTGGTGCAGCACTAGTCTTTTTTCCGCGATAAATTTCTGCCCACTCTACATTATCACCAAGATATTCAACAGGAAGATTATCTTCCAACCACTGAACTGCTTTAACGTGATTAGGATTCTTCTCGTCATAAAACTTGAAGAAGTTGTGTAGGTCAATTCTTGCCATTTTGTCCTCCTATATTTGGAAAGTATATATCGAATAATTCACTTGCTTCTTTGTGTTTACCTTGATTTGTGAGTTTTTTCACTTCTTCTAGAATTTTCTTTTTAAACTCAGTCGAAGATCCTTCCCCACCCATCATTTCCTCCTGGGCACCAACGATGCTTGAGAACTGCTTTGGTGTAAATGGTCTTCTTACCATTCGTTACTGGACCAGTATAGTTATCATTCAGTGAGCCATATGGGTCATTAATATAGTATCCTTTACCATCTGGAGTCTTACCGATTACTACACACATGTGTCCACCAGTAGGAGAAGTTAGAGAACCACGGTGAAGAATACCGATCACAACTGGTTTGCCTCTATCAAGACTCTTATCAATGTCAGCAAAAGAAAGATTGTAACTAAAGTGTGACTTAACGCCATAACCCGCAAGAACTTTTGTCTGTACGGAGTGGTCAGTCGTGTCACCAATCGCAAATACTTTCTTAACATATTCGTCATCACCCTTAATGCTTCCTGGTTTGAGGAAAGCAAGACACATAGCACATGATGAACTGTTGCAAGTTCTATGTGCGTCTCTATAGTTATCTACCTGATTGAAATATGGAACTGCAAGTACTTCTGGAGTTGGTGGTTTAGTTCTAAAAATACCAATCCAGTCACTTTCTGCATCATCTAGGAATTTTTCTGGAAGTTTATCTTCCAACCACTGAACAGCAGCTACATGATTTGCGTTCTTCTCATCATAATACTTAAAAAAGTTATGAAGATCTAGGGTCATAGTACTATTTTTGCGACACCTTGCTATTTAGGATTTCGTATATTAATTTATCTTAAATATCTCCATCTTCGTCCAGGCTCCATCAGCAGTTCCAGTAACAACTTGACTGGTTGTATTTCCTGTAAATACTGTAAAATCAATATAATCCGATGTTCCATTCATCGTAACAATTCCACAAGCAGTTTGGGTATATGCAAAATTAGTTTGTATACCAACTTGATGTAATGCAAATGTAGAACCGTTTTTTCTTATTTGAATATTTGTTTGGTTATTAACAACAGTTCCTGCTGCCCAGTTTACCATCGCATCAATACGATAAGTTCCTGCAACCGTTGGAGTGGTGCGAGTAGTAATTCCACTATACCAACCATTAGTATCACTTGTTGCAGTAAAACCAATTAAATCATCAGCATTACTAGATATAGTTTGGTTTGTTGTTCTTGCAAGTTTTACATAATAATTTCCAGGTGCATTGAGATTTCCAGTGATTGTTGTTGCACCACTAATTCTTGCATCACCACCAACAGTAAGATTAGAAGTTACATTTGTGGTTCCTATGCCGACACCTGTAGAAGTTATTCTTACTTGTTCATTTGCGGCTAAAGTTCCACCAGCAAATAAAGAAAGATATTTGGTTGCAGATGCTGCACCGATTGATAGATTACCATCTGAGGTATATAAGTACCCATCCAATGCACCATTGATTGTCCAACTTGTTGTTGTAAATCCAGTATTATTGATACCCAAATCAATAAAGTTAGAAGTATCTGTACCAGTATTTGAAGTGACAATAATATCACCAGATGCATTTGTACCCGATAAAGAATTTCTTACATTTAATTGACCATATCCATTAACACTTGAAGTAAAATCTGCAATTGCATTTACAAGTCCTTGCGTAATTGTAGCACCAACACCGCTCACAGTCAATCTATATGGTGGGTTACCTGCAGTGCTTCCAATACCTACAG